CTTTGTCGTACGAGGATAGCGAACTCCTTAAACAAGAGTTCGTTCCGACCGTTGGCCAGATGATGGGAAGCTACCTTTGCTTCCCTCTTCTGTGCCTCCAGAATTATCTTGCCTTTAGTTGGGCTTGTAAGACTGGTGGTCTGGAAAATGCGCCCTGTCTTATCAACGGGGACGACATTCTATTCCAAGCTGAGAGTGATGAGTTCTTTGCCCACTGGCATAAGACGATTTTGGAGGTGGGGTTTGAAGTCGAGCGTTCTAAAACCTCTGTTTCTCGTGACTATGGCTCAATCAATTCTACACTCGTCCGCTTCGGCGGAGGAGAATTGAGGCCTGTCCGAACGTACAGGTTTGGAATGCTCCGCCCTGTCAACCACCCTTCCGGCCTTGGGGCCGCCTTTGATTCCTTCGCAAAAGTGGGAAAACCCTCTCGTTGGTATCGCGCTGGCATTGAATTTCTTCATTGGCACAAGCGTTCTATCATACGATGGTTTTGTTCCCCTCAAGAAGCGGGTTTCTATGGCAGGCTAGCTAGGTCCTGTTGGAAGGGTTTTGGTAGAGGGGTGCTGTGGGAGAGGGAGGTGTTGCGCACGAAGCTTGAGGATTTTCCTTCTCTTCGACCTTTATCTTGTCCTCATACTATAATTATGGCAAGTAAAGAGTTCCAAGTCTTCCCCGAGGGGACGATAGGCAAAAGAGAGGAGGGGGAAATTTCTCGGTGGATGGCGGCGAGAAAATGGGAACTTGGGAAGACTTTTCAGCGTGTGAAAGCAGAGAAGGAGTTAGCAGACCGTCAGAGTAAAATCTTGAAGGTATGTTCTCCTAAACTGTTCAGTAGCCTGAAGTCAGTTCGAGAATTCCTGACAATTGAAGTCAGAGATGCGTTTCGTGGGCTGTTCTATGAACCGCCCGTTAGGACCTTGTACGGTCCCCCCAAAGAATTTTGTACTGGAGCCTACGTTGGCACAGCTACATTCGGAGGTAGGGTCGTATCTAGGTTGACGAGTGTTTGGAAGAAGCCGGCAAAGAAAACAACTATCCGTATTCCCGTGCCTTTACTGGCGGAATTTGGACTTTCTGTTGAATCAGAGCCGGTGGAGGAGATTTTAGGTCGTGAGGATCATGATTTTGGTTTTGGGTCCCGTCTGTTTTTCGAGATGGACTCAAACTTGGGAGGGATACTGAAGACTTTTGAGACCGCTTTACCTAGGCCTCATGTCTTTGGCTCATCTCTTCCTTCAAGTTTTACCTTTTCATGCTGATCGCCTTTTTCTCCGTTAATTGTCGGATTCCACAGTAGGTGGAGAGAATTTTTATGGATTCCTGTAGGGGCAGGAAGTAAGGATCGTAGATCAAGTTCTTATGCTTGGTATCTCGATAGTGGTTCTGACGTTGTCAGTTAAGAGAGTAAATCAATACCTCTCACCACGATGATTCGACATATCAAGGTAAAGACCTGATTCTCCATTCATTGGCATCCGTGCCTTTGGACGACGGACATCGCGATCTCCATTTTGTTCTCCTTCGCATCTGTGGGTGCTTGTGTGGTGGCGTTGTGTCAATGGCAGGGTGCTTTTGGGCTACCCGTTTCTGACGGAAGGTAATATGACTGCTCCTTCGGGATGGTGCTGCGTCCGCGGAGCTTCGGACGGGCGGGTTAAGGTGGTGTCCTTTCTGATTCGGACTCGAGTTGAAACTCGGGGGAATGTAATCCCTGCACTTGAGATAGTGCGGTGAAACGGATCTTCGACTCTTCACATGGATAGAATATCGGAAGAAGTTTTGACGTGGCAACAGTTTTAATCCGAAGCAAGACCTTTACATTGCACAGCTAGCTGTGTTTTGTGGTTTAGTTGC